TTGACTTGAGTAAGTGCAGAATTTGCTTCTGCAATTTTATCAACATCTTGAGCATCATATGCCTCCTTTAACAATTGCTTAACTTGAGCTTCTTGAGACTGTATTCGTGTGTCAAACTCATTAGTATAACCATTTGTATATGTTTCAAGTTGTTTTCTAAGTTTTTTGTTTTCTTCTTCAACCTGCTTTCCATAAATTATGGCATTGTTAGCATCGTCTTCTGCTGCTTTTCTTTTGGCAGTAAGTGCATCAATTCTTTTTTGAACCTTCTCACTGTAAGACTCATGTTCATCAGGCTCTTCAGTCCGAACAATTGTTTGCTCTTTTTCTTCAGATTGAGTTTCTTGTTTAGCGACTTCTTGATTTTCATCAAGCTCCACTACAAAATCGTTTTCATTAGAAACTTCTTCTACTTTATTTTCTTGTATGTCGTTCATCATTACCTCCACTATACATAAGAAATATCTGCTGGGTCAAGTATTGTAGCTATAATATTATCGTCCTTTATAAGCATCTGGACCTAGCTTAACAACATAAGCTACGACTGTTGCAAAAGACTCACGATCTCTTGTTGCATCAGGAATAATTATTCCTCCCTTAGTCTTTTCAGACAAGTAATAAGGAATTACTAATACTCTATATCCTGTTGGTTGAGGTAATCTCTCTAAAACTGATACATCTAATTTTGATGGATCTTTAGAGTTTTCGTTGGCTTCTTCTTTATTATCAAAAGCTTTAGAGATAGCTTTAGGGGTCGGATTTACTGATTTTGCTTTTTGTGCCAAAATCCGATCTGGCACATATAACTTTTTAGTCATCTTCTATACCTTTCATCGAGGTTCTAAGTTCTTCTTCAATCCAGGTTAGTCCTCGTATTTCACCTGTTATTGCTCGATAGTCTTCCATTGAGCCTATCGCTCCATCAGCCAAAGATTCACTTAATTGTTCTTTTCTTTGACGTATGTTCTTATACAAATGCTCTGCTAATTTAACACCATCCATTATCACTCTCTCTTAATGTTGTCATACACATAGGGCATTTGTATTCTTTGTAAGTGTATATTCCATACTCAGGTATGGGTTCTTGTTGTTCTATTTCTTTCATTGCTATTTTGTGTATCCAACAAATAGCTATATCTTGTTTTGTCTCGCTCACTTTTTTGTATCCGTCTTTTTCATTTTGTCATAGCTCCTCATTCCACCAATTCCAAGCATACCAAACATCAAGGGCATCATCACAGACATATCTGCTTGTGGAATAGTTATACCGAAACCTGCACAAATCGGTGCTACCATGTAGTTAATACCGAGGCTGAGTCCTGAAATCCAGCCAATCAAGGGTCGCCACGAGCTTTGAAACCAGTTACCTTTGGCGTCTTCTTTCAAAACTTCTATCTGAGCAAGTGCTAATTCCTGTGCGTGTTTTTCAGACATAGTGGCTATATCGTGAGCCAACTTTGCCTTTTGATCTGCATCTGGAATAAATTTATCTAACAGTCCTGTGACAGGACCTATAAGTGCTTGTAACATGGCTACCTCCTAATATACCTTCACTTTTTCTGGATCGATATTTGGTATGAGTTTACACATACATTCATAATTTTCAACTTTAATCGGTACTTCTATTTTTTGACTGCTTAATCTTTCAGAATAATATAAACAATCATTAATGTTTTTGAAGTACACTCCACCATTAAAATTGTCGTTTAAATAACACATAAGCATAAATGCAGTCATTTTTTTCTAGCACGTTTTAATGATTCTTTAGCAGACTTAGCAATTCTTACTACCTCTGCTTTTTTCATTACTTTTGCCCTTTGTTCCATGACAGTAAGGATTTGAATTTTTCTAGCATAAGGCTTGTTAATTCTTTTAACTTTTCTAACTGTTGCACGAGCATCAGCAGGAGTTGCAAATTTAATGCTAACAGTATCTTTTGGGTTTTCATCAGTATAGAGTCTTCTTCCTGAACCTTTAGGCTTTTTGCCTGTGCCAGTTTTTGGATCTTTTTTTGCCATTTATAAATCATTTCTTATCATTACTACCATGACTATCCCCTTTATGTTCATGTCCCATCCAAATACCAAAAACACCTGTCATTACGCCCATAACCACAGACACAAACGCTGATTGACTTGCTGTTGGCTCATCTAATGCCATAAACCACTCTGCACATCTCCAAGACATAATCGTGCTTACTAACATCATCAGTCTCGGAAGTATTTTCCATTTTAAAAAAGTTTCTACACTCATTTTAATAAAATCTCGTTTAAGCCAAAACCCTCTAATAAGATTAACGTAAAAAACAATAAAAGAACACCACCAGCAATAAGTTTTCCACTAAAATTAGTTGATCCTATTTTTATAGCAACAAACTCATTTCCTAATATTCTTAACGATAATTCAAAACTATTCTCATCAATCTTTAATTTAATTGGTTTTTCATTCATCTTCTATTCTCCTTGTATATCCAAGCAAGGAAAAACAAGAAACCAACCACTGTGCAAGCTAATAAAAAGTATCCTATATATTCCCATATTTTTCTAACAAATTCTTGTCTAGCATAAACTTCTTCTTTTCTTTGTTTTCTAATATCTGCTTCCATTTGTAAAATTTCATTCCATGAATTAGCTCCATAATGAAAATTTATAAAAGTTTTTAACTCTTGACGTTGAGCCTCTAATTTTTTTTTAGCTGTAAAAGCTTCAATTGCACTAGCTTCTATCTCATTACCCTTAAACAATTTTCTTAATGGAGAAGCATTTTTAGCAGTTTTCTCTGCATTATCAATATCACTTAGTGCTGACATCCAGCGTCCTAAATCCTTGCCCATAGACTCTATTTCACGTCCAGCTTGAAAACCACGTTTAATTGCGTTGAATGCAGTATTTGCTGCAGTTATGGCTACACCTATGGTTGCAGGATCAATGATAGTCCTCCATCAAAATATTCCCTTGAATTTTTGTGGTTTAGCTATATCAGAAAACTTTTTTATTATGCCACCACTACGTTTTTTTTGTGGCTTTTTTACTTTTCTTTTTTGGCTTGTTGATTTGGGCTTTGACTTCCCCGCTTTCGACAATGCTATCGCTATCGCTTGTTTCTGTGGATACTTCTCCTTCTTCAACTTGCGAATGTTCTGGCTGATTGTTTTCTGACTCTTGCCTTTCTTCAAGGGCATCTATAACTCCTTCTTTAATGAGTCTTCTTTTAATTTTCTTTTGTTTTTCAACCTCGTAAATTTTTTCTCTAACAGAACTTGACATAATTTATCCTTTCATTTCTTTAAGAGCAGCTATGTCTCTTTTTGTTTGATCGTTTTGATTTGCAATTTCTTCTTGTTGATCAAGTCTTTGCTGATCTAGTAAAACATCATTTCTTTCTTTATCTTCTTTAAATTTTTGCTCAACCTCAAATTGTTGTTGTCTTTGAGCTACCTCTTGACCTCTCAATGCTAACTCTTGCTTTCTTATTGACACCAATGGATCTTCAGATGGAGGAGGTGTAATTGACTGTGCATATTGTTCACTTACCTCACTTGCTATTTCAGCAGATCTTGATGCCACTTGATCTTGGAATTGCTTCATAGCATTAGGATCTTGTTGCATCATAGCTTGTTGTTCAGGTGTCATATTTGCAGAAATCTCTTGTTGTGCTTGTAGCTCTGACATCATAGCAATGTGTTCAGATATGTGACCTTGCAAAGTCATTACGATGGCTGCATTTGATTGTGCTATCGGTGTGGCAACCATAGCTAAATGTGCAGATATATGTGCTTGATGATTTTGTTCAGGAAATGCCTGTAATCTTGCACCTCTTAATGCTTCTTGATTTTCTTTTGCAGGATTCATAGGCATTGGCTGTGGTGGTGGTTGCAATATAGCATCTATATTTGTTACACCTAAAGCTTCATACATTTTTCTGTAAGCTTGATACATACCATTAGATCCATGAATTTCTGGATTACTTTGAGCCAATTGCAATTGTGTTTGAGCTAAAGCAATACGTTGTGACATAGAAAATATGTTTGGATCTGAAACAGGTAATACATCTATTCTTTGATCAAAGTCAGCTTGCTTTATCTCTGGTGGTGCGCCTGGCACTTGATATGGATACATAGGTGTACCCATTGCAAATATTCGTGCAAGTATTTTAAATTCTACTTTTTGTGAATAATGCAGACGTTTATGTATGGCAGACATTACTTTAGTGCCACGTTCCATAATAGCCATAGTTGTGCCTACAGGTGCATTGCCCTGCATCTCACCAACCTTCATGTCAGCCATTGATGCAAAACGTCTTCCTGAATCTATTAATGTCCCAAGAAGAGAGTATAAAGTCTGTGATGGCTCTTTAAATGGCAGTGGCATAATGGCTTGACGTAAATCCATACCAACCATATCTACATCTCTAAATTCACCAGGATTAAGAGGTGTTTCATCATCTCTTATTCTAGCTCCTCTAGCTTTAAATCCAGCAGGTAGATTAGATAATGTTCCTGCATCTATTAGTTGTCTAAGTATTGATGTTGAAGCTCTAGACAAGCCTCCTATCATATGTGTAAGACCAAAGCCATAAAACCCAAGACCAGGCAAAAACTTATAGTGTACAAAGTAAGGTATTTTACTGCGTAACGGATCGGCTTCGTTGAAATTCCTTTTGATTGATAATACTTCACCAGATGACTCCACTATGGTTACGATATAAGGCATCTTGAGTCCAGTGGCTTCACCTTGAGGACTCATATCCTCAAAGCCTGGTAAGTCTAAGTCGGTGTGTATTTCATATAATGTAAGTTCTTCGTTATAGTTTGACGAACTGATGCCTTCAATATCTTTGATTGTTTCTTTTACCTCATCATAATTATCTGTATCAGCTTCTGATGTAGGCAACTCAATATCTTTGTAAAACCCAGTAAGTTGCAACTTTCTTATTTCATTCGAGTCCATGCGAATTACATGACAAATCCTCGTAGATGTCTTTAAATCTGTTGCATTGTAAGGAACTATAAGATCCTCTGCATGAACAAACTTTGACACTGCTCGTTGCAATGATGGGTCAAAATAAACTTTTTTAAATGATGATCCAACGATTGGAAGATAAAATAACATCTGATCCAACTCTGGATCGTACTCTTCCATCTCGTAGGTTATTTGATAATTCATAAAATTCTTAACACGTTCAGCCTGTGCTACTATTTCAGGAGTTTCTTGACCTATAATGGCTGTCTTTACAGGACCTCCTGCTGGTAGTAATTCTCTATATGCTTGTGCTTGAAACTGTGTAACAGATTCAGCAAGTAATGGATGGACTATGCCTGATGCACCTTCAAAAGGTTCAGCTCTGTCTTCATAGTTCATGCCTAGTAATTCAAGACCATTTTTATACTGATCTTCCCACTCTTTACGAGAGTTAATATCTTCTTGTATTTCACTTACAATTTCGGTGGATATTCTACCAAGATCAGCATCATCCATAAATTCTGCTAAGTTTGCATTGAAAGGCACTTGAATTGGAGCTACCTGTTCTTCTATCTCACCAATAACAACAGAACCATCATCCATCTCTGTGATGTTATCACCTATTGGTGCTTCTTCTATTTCAATAGATGTTACACCTTTAGGTGCGTCTAAATTCTCTACTCCGTCTACCTTTTCAATAGCCATAATCTTACCTTAATGTAAATCCAGTGCCTTTTCTTGCTATGCCTCTACCACGACATATATTTTTACCTTTTTTGCCTTTTACATCACCACCCATGCCAAACTTCTCAGCTAGGTCTGCATCCATGTTTTTTTGTACAGACTCAGGCAACATTGAAAAGCCTTTAAACTTTGGTGGAACTGTTTTACCTTTACTTGCTTCACCACCGAATTTCATTTCTTTAGCCTTTACTTTGTCTATTGCTTCTGCTAAACCACCATCTTTTTTAAAAGCTGGTTTGACAGGAATATCTTTTAATATTCCGTATTTTTTACCGAAAGAAATAATGTCATTTCTATCATCAGTTCCTAATTTTTTTCTTAAATCTCCTATGACTCTTCTACCAGTTTTTGAATTAGGATCTACATCTTTTAGTTTTGTCAAGTTACTCTCCTGTCTCTGGGTTAATTATTATTGATCTTGTCATGTCTACAACTCCACCCTCACTCAACATCTTAGGCATGATCGTATTTTTATCTATGTTCATACTTGTTGGCTTAGTTATGCTTGCACTTTGTATAGTTAACTTAACTGGTTTTGTTCTAATCTTTTTAGCTTTACCAGTTTTTTTAAGCTTTCTTAAAACTGTAGCATCTTCTTTTCTTCTAAGATCACCAAATGGATCAGCAGACTTTAATGACATTATCTCATACCTTTGAATTTACCACCACGACCACCGATGACACCACCCATGTTCATCTTTTTGACTTTACCACCATCCATCATACCAACAGGTTGTGCCTTTGTCATATCAACAACTTCACCACCCATTTCGTTTTTCTGAATTTTTTTACCCATTTCTTTAGCAATCTTAACTAACTCTGGATTCATATCTATTTCTTTTACTTTTGTAATATCAGATACTTTTATATTTTTAACTGCTTTCTTTAAATTTTTATCTAATTGTCCTGGCATTAGTAATACTCCATCTTTCTTCTATAAACTGGTTCTTGTTCATCGTCATCAGGAGTAGTGATAAAACCACCCTGTCTAAATCTTAGTATAGCCTGTGTCATCGAATCTGCCAAGTCATCATAATCACCATGAGGAAAACTGGCACATTCCTCTACTACTTCCTCTGCAAAATTAGCGTCTGGTCTCCAAACCATACCACTTTCAAACACAGGCGCACAAGCGTTCATTCTTGCAAACTTGTCTGCACCCTTGCTAGGTGTAAACGGAGTGACAGGTATTCCCATGCGTCTCAGCTCTTGTGTTAATGGCGTGCCACTAGCTTTTTGCTCTATTAATATCATGTCAGGATCATATGCTTCGCACAGCTCTTGTGCTTTTTGTTTAAGCTCTGGAAAGTC